CCTCGCCAACCGTACCCGGCGGCACGGGATAGGGGTCATTCATACGGTGCAGAATGATTTTTGTGCCGGCCGGATATTTCCTGCGGAGAGCTTCAAGCTGTTGTTTATTCGGTAACATCAACTGCACCCCCATTCCTGAACGCTGAACTTCCGGTCAGATTCCGGAGCAGTACCTTGCGGACGCTCTTGAACTCCGTCCCGATGAATCCCAATCGCAGGAGAAAGCAGCGGAAGGCGTACTTCTCATTGTTGCTGGTATCGGGCTTGTTGTTGATGCGTTTCTGGTTCTTCGCCATGTCGATGAGTGCTGTGAGGAATCTGCTGTAAGCGTCAGCGTCCTCCGGCTGTTCCAATGTGAACCAAGGGAACTGTACCTCCGATTCCGTCACCGTGTATTCCAGCGAATCTGTCTGCAAGGCGTGTTTGATGATCGTACCCTTGTTTTCCAGAATCCTGTCGAGGTTGGTGAGGGTCTGCTCGTCCAGTTTTTCTTTCGGGATGGAGATGGTAAGACTGTTGTCGGCTTTCTCCGTTTCTGCAATGAACCCACGCTTGTGAAGTTCCTGCAACAGTCCGTCAATGTCCGTGCCGCCCTCACAGTGGAGTGTACCTTCTTTGTCCACCGTCATCGTTCCGATTCTGTAGGCACAGGTCGGCATGAACTGATACTCTGCATTCTCACCCGTGATTTCGCTGATTGCCTGCACCAGATTTTTGCGTTCTGCACCTGTGCAGTTGAATTTGATTTCCATAAAATATCCAGCCTCCTAAAATCCAGTGTCGGCATACCCGCTCGCCTCGTGCAGCAGCCTGCCTCGGCTCGGGGCATCCTTGTTTTTCGCCTTTTTTGCCGGCGTTGTGTCACATATTACCGTCTTTCTCACAGAATAGCAAGTCATTTTTTGCCGAAATACTGTAGAAAAATCGCCCTCACATTTGTGCGTATTACACTTGTGAGAAGTGCTGCATTTCGCCGCCAGAACTTTGTCGCTTCTGGTGATGGCTATTTTCCGCAGAGTATGGTAATATGTGTGGCGAAAGGAGCGATGCCGATGATCGAGGAATTTTACCACGGCAACATCGTCCGAGCCGATCACACGCCAAGCAATCCCGAATACCACGCCCTGATGCAGAAATGGCTTCCCATGTGCGATGCGTTTGAGAAGATGCTCACGCCGGAACAGCTGACTGTGTTCAAGGAAATGACGGATTTGCAGATGAAAAGCAGTGAGATCGCCAGTGCGGAACTGTATGCAGCAGGCTTTCGGGACGGCGCACAGCTGATGCTGGAAATCATGGAATGACGAGGGACTCCCAATTTCGGGAGTCCCTCGTTATTTGTTTGCGAAGTGGGCAATGCCGGACAGCACAAAAAACGCACAGGGCAATGCGATGCCATTGCCCCACATTTTATACTCCGCACTATCCGAATGGGGATTTTTCAGCCATTTCTGAATCTGCTTATCCGTTTTCGGCTTCTTTTCGAGAGAAACGGCGAGCTTATGCGTTTCAAATACATCACGCCAGAACGTCATATCTTCCTCGGTCGGTTTCTCAATTCCGATGTCCTCACACCACCATGTCGGCATACCTTGCAGCAATGCACACTCCTGTGGGGTGAGCCTGCGAACCGTGTATCCCACATCGTTGATAAGGGGCGGGTCTTTGTAATCCGTAGCAACAAGCGTATTTGCAGTATCTGCCTGTGCATTGGTGAAGAAGGAAGCCTTGCTTGAGGTATACACAGGCGTTGCCACGGCGGACGGACCCTGTGCATTCAGTGTTGAAGATACTCCGTTTTCGGAAATCCCCATATTTCGTGCGAAGTTCTGTCCGCAGTTGTACGATTCTCTGTCGATTGCATAAACTACGGCGTGCTTATCGCAAGTATTAAGGGTAAAAGACACATCCTCATTGATGCCGTTACCTTGTGGACCGTTTTTATCTGCTCTGCCAATCATAGAGCCTTGCAGAGCATAGCTTTCCACGATTGCCATGCCACCCTGATTACAGGCAGGTGAACCGCCGCCGCAATCAAGTGTTCTTGAAGTATCAGCTTCATATACACCGCTGTGTGGATTGTCAGATTTCATAGCATTGGATTCAAAGGCACTGATACCATAGGCTTTCGGGGCGAACAGCGTCTGGTCGTTATTGCAGGAAAGCGTAGCGGATTTATCCTCCTGCCATATCGCACCCTTACCGCCACCTTCACAACCACTTCTAATTTTCAGCGTAACAGGTGCGTTCACCACAAACGGCTGATTATTGCCGCCCGAACCATAAGTCGCAGAAACTGTCGGAGCAACATCAAGGGGACCTCTGTAGCGGGTATCCTGACTGTGATTTTCATAACAGCTTATAGTCGCAGGTACAACGCCTGCACGAAGTGTCGGGGATTTTTCTTCCTCATAGCCGATGCCACGAGCCTTTGCAGAATGCTCTGTGCAGAATCCTGCCGACAACACACAGGGAGGATGATGTGCCTCGGCGCGAAGTGTGCAGGTCATATCCTCGGTAACATCTATGCGGTTGCCGCCTTGGTCATTTAAACAGAGTTCGCTTGCTTTTCTAATGCAATCCGCAGCACCTCCGGCAGCTCTTTGCCACGCACGGAAGCCCTCCGCAGAATACCCTGACACGCCCTCGGACTCAAAGAGTATTTTTCCGGCACATTCGCCTGTAAAATCTGCGACAAGGTAGATTCGTTTTCTTCGCTGGGGAACTCCCCAGTATTGCGCGTCAAACAATCGGTAGGCGACAGAATAATGATCTGCCAGAATTTCTCCTGCGTTGTGCCACTTTGCAGGTTTAGGAACAGAAACGGACTCATCCGCAATTTTGCAGATTTCTTCGAGGACGCAGCGGAAGTCCTCGCCGCCTCCGGAGGAGAATGCCCCTGGGACATTTTCCCATACGATGTATTTCGGGTATTCGCCATTGGTCTTGCACCTCATTTCCTTTATGATTCTGATTGCTTCAAAAAACAGTCCCGAACGTTCTGCCTGAATGCCTGCACGCTTGCCTGCAACAGACAGGTCAGTGCAGGGACTACCGAATGTGATAATATCCACGGGCGGCAGTTCCGCACCGTTCAGCTTGGAAATATCGCCGTAGTGTTTCATAAACGGCAGTCGTTTTCGGGTGACAGCAATGGGAAACGGCTCGATTTCTGATGCCCATACTGGGGTGATTCCCGATAAAATTCCCGCCATCGGGAACGTTCCGCTGCCATCGAAAAGGCTGCCGAGGGTAAGAGTTTTATTCATCAGGCATTTCCACTTCCTTTACAAGTTCAGCATACGGGATTCTCTCTCCATCACGAATGACAAATACACCATCCGCATTGCCTGTATCCTCCACATAGCGGCGGAGAATGACGGACGCATACTTTTCATCAAGTTCCATCATATAACAGATTCGGTTCATCTGCTCACAAGCCATAAGCGTCGAGCCGCTGCCGCCGAAGGTGTCGATGACCACAGCGTTCTCCTGCGTGGAGTTGCCGATGGGATAACCGAGCAAGTCAAGCGGCTTACTGGTCGGATGATTTGCATTACGTTTCGGCTTATCAAAGTTCCAGATGGTCGTCTGCTTGCGGTCGGAATACCACTTGTGCTTGCCGTTCTGCATAAAGCCATACAGCACAGGCTCATGCTGCCACTGATAATCCGAGCGACCGAGAACAAGACTATCTTTCACCCAGATACAGCATCCTGCAAGGTGAAATCCTGCATCCACAAAAGCACGGCGGAAATTCAGTCCCTCCGTATCTGCATGGAACACATAAGCAGAACCGCCTTTTTCAAGGTGTGCCGCCATGCACTTGAAAGCGGAAAGCAGGAAGTTATAGAAATCATCATTCTTCATGCTGTCGTTCTGAATGGTGAGTCCGCTGCCGGACTTGAATGCAACATTGTATGGCGGATCCGTCAGAATGAGATTTGCCTTTGTATCACCCATGAGAGCTGAAACATCATCCGCACTGGTTGCGTCACCGCACATGAGCCTGTGCCTGCCGACCGTCCATACATCGCCACGCTGCACAAATGCTGCCTTTTCCAGTGCGGCAGTCAAGTCAAAGTCGTCATCCTTGACATCATCACTGCCGTTTGTATCAAAGAGGTCGGCAAGTTCCTTTTCATCAAAGCCTGTTAGTCCAAGGTCGAATCCGAGGTTCTGGAGTTCTTCCATCTCCACGGCGAGCATTTCCTCGTCCCAGCCTGCATCCAGCGCCATACGGTTGTCGGCAAGGATGTAGGCTTTTTTCTGTGTCTCCGTCAGATGCTCCACAAATACACACGGTACTTCGGAGTAGCTTTCTTCCTTTGCCGCCATGACACGGCCATGACCTGCAATGATATTGAAATCCTTGTCAATGATGACAGGATTGATAAACCCGAACTCACGGAGAGAGGAACGCAGCTTTGTAATCTGCTCCTTGCTGTGAGTTCGGGCGTTATTTACATATGGGATAAGCTTTGTAATATCTACAAGCTGAAAGTCTGTGGTTGTTTTCATCGGTGCTGCCTCCTTTGCTGAATTCTCTGCAAGCCCTTTCTTGCAGCCATGACATTGCCCTTGACTGCCTGTCCTTTTATTGTTCTGTATTGCTGTTTTGTGAGCATCGGTCTGCTGGCTTTCAGTTCACGCCAGAAAGTTACATCTGTGTTTGATTTCATTGGGTCCTCCTTAAATCCTGTGTCGGACATACCCACTCACCTCAAGCAGAATCCTGCCTCGGTTCGGGGCAACCTCCCTTATTTCCTGCTTCGGAGCAGTTTCTCCATCATATCATCCTGCGGATTTCCTTGGAACTCTACGCTGCAATTTTCCCTCACAATTTGAAAAATCTGATTCCAGATTTGGTTCGCCTGTTTCATGTAGTTCTGCGACATCGCAACATAGGGTGACGCAATCGCTGCATTGGTCGTGGGGTGCTTTGAGATATAGCCGTACTTGGTGACAATCTGCTCACAGTGTATCCAACGGGAAATGCTCATGGCATACTGCTCTACAAGTTGTCGGCTGACAATCTTCTCACAGGAGCGTTCTTTCAACCATTGGTAGGTTTCGGTGTATACCTCATCGGCGAGCAGCTTTGTGCCGTCACGCTGTAATTCCTGCATGAATTCTCTCACAGGCGGCATATCCACCGACTCAATGTCCGCAGGCTGCATCATCACTTCAGCCGTTTTTCCTTCAGCAAGTTTCGATGCAAGAGTCTTTCGTGGTCGTCCTGCACCCGGTCTTGCACCGCCTCTGTTTGTGCCGTCCTTTGCCACAATGTCATCAGCCTCCTTTCATCCAATGTCGGCACAACTTTGCCTTCAGACAGTATCCTGCCTCAGGCTCAGCCGACCTCCAGTAATTCAAACAAATTCAAACATTTTGGCTATAAATGAGCATAAAAAATCCCGACTGTGAAGTCGGGAAAGTTTCGTATTTTCGGTATGTTTCGCTATTTTATATTCTCATGGGGCAATACCCCCTTTGAAATCCGAATTTTGTGCGTGAGAGGGGGCACCGGTCTTTTCATCGATATTCCGTAGAAAAATCGATACCCCAGGGGTCAGCACTTCACTCCTTGAAAGTCAATAGTGATATTCCGGTCTGCTGTCCTCATTTCCGGTCTTCTTATCATGACAGGGTTTACAAAGTGCCTGCCAGTTGGATTCGCTCCACATCAAGACACTATCACCTCGATGAGGAATGATGTGGTCAACAACTGTTGCCGTCACGAACCTGCCGTCAGCCAAACACTTCACGCACAACGGATGCTTCCGCAGGTACGCCTTGCTCACTCGCTGCCACTTGCTGCCGTAGCCACGCTTGGCGGCGGATGGTCGGTCGGGGTGGAGGGGCTTGTGCTCTGCACAGTATTGTTCTTCTGTAATGTTCGGACAGCCGGGATGACTGCACGGTCGTTTGGATTTACGGGGCATGGTTCACCTCCTGCCAGAAAGAAAGCCCTTACGGGATTGCTCCCACAAAGGCTTGTTGTATTATCTGCTATTATATATTCTATCACGTCTTTCCGAAAAAGTCATCCGTGATTTTGGACACTTTACTTTCCGAAGAGGAGAAGTGCGAGCTTTGCAACAGCGCGGTTCTTCTTTTTGTAGGCAGATGTTCGTTCAATGCTGTACTTATCACAGATTTCAGAAAGGGCATCAAATCTCTCATCATCTTCCCAATAGAACTGCTCCAGTACATAACGCTCATCCTCGGAAAGCGTATCCCATGCGGGCTGAAACCACTCCATGTATTCCTTTGCCTGACGGTAACGCTCACGAAGTACATCGATCTCATCAATGGCGGCAGTCAGACGGATTTCACCGGACTGGGGATTGAAACTGCCGGATGGCATATCGGAAAATGCCGGACTGCCGATACTGGTCATGTCATCGTGGATGTTGGCGATTTCCTCATCGGTATGCTCGATGATGTACGCCATACTGTTGTAGTCCTTGAGTGCGTTGATTGCCGCACCACGCTTATCAAGATACTGCCAGATAATATTCATAATCTACCTCCGAAGTAATGTATTCCACTCGGATTGTCATAGATTGTCTTCGATTTTCAATGATTGTCATATATTTTCAAGTTCTGCCTTCACTGCATCCAGCAGTGCTGACTGTGTTTCATCCTTTTCCTGCAATGCCTTCATCATACGTTCATCCACCGTGCCTTTGGTGATGATGTGCTGAATAATTACGGTTGCGGACTGCTGTCCCTGCCGCCACAGCCTTGCTACCGTCTGCTGATACAGTTCTAGACTCCATGTCAGTCCGAACCACACAAGACAGCTGCCGCCCGATTGTAAATTCAATCCATGTCCGGCAGAGGCAGGATGTATCAGTGCTACGGGGATTTCGCCCTTGTTCCATCTGCGGATGCTGTCGGGTTTATCCATAGTGCTGTGTGAAATATGCAGCTTTTTCAGACGCTGCTGTATGCGATCCAGATCATGCTTGAACCAGTACGCTACCAGAACCGGCTTGCCGTTTGCGGCTTCAATCATATCCTCCAGTGCATCTAGCTTTCGGTCGTGGATATTTACGGTTTCTCCGCTATCGTTATAGATCGCACCATTTGCCATCTGTGACAGCTTGTTGGATAGACTTGCAGAATTAGCGGCAGTAATCTCACCGTCAGGCAGTTCCAGAACCAGTTTTTTTTTCAGTTCTGTGTACTTCTCCTTTTCAGAATCCGAAAGCTGCACGATGTATTCGGAATTTACAAGCTCCGGCATATCCAGATGATCTGTGGCTCTCATGGAAATGGTGATGTCGGAGATCTTCTCATAGATGGCATCCTCCGCACCGGGCAACGGCTTGTAGGAATACACCACCATGCCATTCCGCTTGTCGGGGGAGAAGTATTGCAGACGGTATTGCCCGATGAATCTACCCAGACGCTCACCCATATCCAGCAGCCGGAATTCTGCGTACAGATCCATGAGTCCATTGCTGGAAGGAGTACCCGTCAGTCCTACAATCCGTTTTACTTTCGGTCTTGCTTTCATCAGAGCTTTGAACCGCTTTGTTTGGTGGTTCTTGAAGCTGGAAAGCTCGTCAATGATCAGCATATCAAAATCAAGCTTGATTCCACTTTCCTCAATCAGCCACTGCACATTTTCACGGTTGATGATGTAGATGTCTGCTTGCTTTTGCAGTGCCGCTTTTCGTTCCTCCGCAGTACCGACTGCTACGCTGAATATGAGATCCTGCAAATGCTCCCACTTCCTGATTTCGTCAGGCCATGAATGTTGTGCCACACGGATGGGTGCGATTACCAGAACCTTACGGATCTCAAAGTAATCAAACAACAGGTCATTGATGGCAGTCAGCGTCACGCTGGTCTTGCCCAGTCCGCAGTCAAGGAACAGTGCTGTAATGGGATGCTCGATGATGTAGCGGACTGCATATTTCTGATAATCATGGGGTTTGTATTTCATCCAGTATCCCTCCAATCTGTTCTGGGTTATCCAGCACAAAGGTCTTGAATCCTAAACGTCGGAGAAAGCGGTGTCTTGCCAGTTGTAATTTTCTCGGACTTTCGCCCGGTGCTTTCACCTCCACAAAGGCGATTCTCCCCATGGGCATCAGGATGATTCTGTCGGGGACGCCTGCTGTGCCGGGAGATACGAACTTCCAGCAGACACCGCCTTGTGCTTTGATGGCATCAATCAGTTTCTGTTCAATTTCACGCTCACGCATCATGGAAATACTCCTGACAGGTTTGGCAGTGGACTGCCATCATCCTTAAATTCCCGATGTCGTGGCTTTTGTGCTTATGTTTCATCATTGTAATGTTCCTTTCTGCCACAGACCGTCCATACCAACATCATTAAAAAGTTTGGTATCTCAATGCTTTTAGTGTTTGTGACGGTCTGAGGCGGTCAAATCCCAACCTTATATATAAAGACTATTTTTACAATTTGCTCTCGCCTGCGAAAAGTATGGATATAAGTGTCATAGAGTGGCACTTTCTCAATTTTACGAGGTTTTTGAATGATTTTAGTGACAGTCGTTCAAGCCAGAAAATCTTCCATCTTGATACGCAGACCAAGAATGAGTCTTGCACTGTTTGTTTTTTTACGCTCAAATCCAGCCTGATCTAACGCACCATAGAAATCGGTTGTGCTTCTTGCAAATTCTCCGTTTTCATTGCAATAACGGCGATATTCCTGATAGAGGTCTCCTGATTTTTCACGATAGGTTTTATCCATCTCACAGCACTCCGCCAGAAATCTACCCAGCCAGTCATTGTCCTCACGGTAATTACCGATCGCATCCTTCACGCACTGCGGAGGTTCAATCTGAAAATTGGCAGTAATGACCTTTCTTGCACCTTCAATCAGCCATGACAGCACTGCACCGCCTGCGTTATCAATGAGATACTGCGTGTAATTCTTACGGTCATCCTTGCCTGTGATTTTCGCATGAAAGGGAATCACAATCAGTCTTCTCCATGTACCGTCATCAGAGGCGGACACCTTCGGAAGGTGGTTGGTATACAGCACAAGGGTATGGCTCGGCTCAAAGGTAAACGGAGCCTTGAATTTCTTTTCCGCAAAAATGGGGTCCGTGGAACACAGCTGCTTTACAACGGAGGTATTCAGTCTCATGCCTTCCTGTAATTCTGCGGCGATAATGAGTCTCTTGCCCTTCAGCTCTGCAAGCTCCGGCTTGACATTTCGCTTGCAGTTGACCGTCAGTGCGTCCGCTGACATATTGCCACTGTAGCTGCCCAGCACCTTGAAGATGACATTCCAGAAGGTAGACTTACCATTTCTGCCGTCACCATAAGCAATAATCAGTGCTTCAATGTAGACCTTTCCGATCAGACAAAGTCCGCAGATTATCTGCACATAGTCAATGAGTTCTGCATCACCGCAAAAGAATTTGTTCACTGCCTCCATCCAGATGTTCATACCCTCATCACTTGGAACGACCGCTGTAATTTTCGTGAGATAATCCGCAGGATCAGTAACCTCCCAGCCGTCAAGACCTTTCTGTAAATCATAAGTGCCGCCTGGTGTATTGAGCAGGAAGGGAGAGTTGTCCAGTTCCTCCGGTGCTTTTTCAAGAAGCGGCTTTGACGCATCCAATGCAGAACGGAGACTGCGCATATTGCGGTACTTCATCACAAAGCTTTTGTAGCCCTGTGCCAGCTGGTATTTTCTGTATGCCTGTACAGCGTCACCTGTGAGACTGCCGACAAACTTCTTACCGCCATTCTGTGCATCACAGCGGTCAACGCCCATGCTCTCCAGTATATCCAGAGCCGACTGCATCATTTCCTCTGCTTCACGAAGCTGTTCATCGGTATGCTCCATCATAGCGGCAATGGCACGCTGTTCCGATTCCACCCAGTAAGTGCCGTTGTAACGCAGAAAATCTGTAGCTGTTGTATAGCAGACCTCATCATCGTACATATCCACAAAGGCACGAGCCTGTCCGATGTCGGAGAAATCGGCAGGAATGAGATTGTGCATCATATCCGCATACTGTTCCGGAGGAATGTAGCCTTCCTGCTTTGCGACTCTTTTTGCAAACTTCGCTGCACTGTTCCAGATGGTTTCAAGCTCCTCATCCTCAAGAGGCGGATCGCATTCAGCGGCTCTCTCCAGGAACTTTGCATGGGCTTCCTCACCGCTGCCGAAACGCTTCACAAGCTTTCCAGCAAATCGGGAGAGAGTGGAGTTACGCTGTCCGGCAGGAATGCTCTTTTTCTGCTGTATCAGAAGCAGATAGTCCTCAATGGTGAGACTGCCCTCGTGCCATACTAAATCACCGTCAGAGCCGAATAAAAAGCGTGCAGCGTCCAGTGCGTTATTATCAAAGAAAGGGAACTGCTGCTGAATCTTCTTTTTCAGTGCCTTATACGCAGATGCGTCCTCATGCACACTGCATGGGAAATACACATGAAATCTCGGTCTTGCAGATTTGCCGTCCTTTGGTTTCATATGATTGCGGCTGAATGTCAGTACATACGCTACATCTGACAGAATTTCATCCAGCTTTTCCGGTGTGATCCAGTCATCAGGATTATCGCTGTGTGCATTGTCGCAATCCAGCGGTGCATTATCCGAAGACAGGAAATTGGCATCACTGCGGCTGTTTTCTTTATATGTTGCACATACATGGTCAAATCGTGCAGACTTTTTCATATCACATGCAGAGGTCACAACCACCTGATGCGGATACAGCCTGTTCTGCGGATTGCCTGTGCAGTCGGCGGTGTAGATTGTAAATTTCATGCCCTGACCTCCATTTCTTCCGTATAATATCGGATTTTCATTCCCTTATACTTCGCCTTCTTGATTTCCTGCTGCATTCCTGTGGAGTAATTCTCACCGAATACCCACAGCTCCTCACAGCGACCGAGCAAAACCATATTCATAAACATTGCTGTTTCACGTTCCTGCGGATCGTTATCATCCATAAACTGCGGAAAGAGCAGGTGAGGGGCAAAGGGAATACAGTGCTGCTCCAATGCAAAACGGCTGTATTTCTTCGCCATCTCTGTGTTATGGTCCGTATCTCCCGAATAGGGTGAGCAGATGTATACCAGAGGGCGATAATTCGCTGCAATGCGTGCAGCCCTTTCATCCTTTTCAATGCGTGTGAAGGCTTCGTATTCCGTTGGAGAGAAGTAGCCCTCACTGTTGTATAGATTAGCCATAGATTCCTTTCCGACTGCTCAAAAATGAGCCGTCACTTAAGCCCAGATCTGGGCTCAGTCCTTTTTGTAATATTCACATTCATAGCCATCTGCACGGAGCTGTAAGCCTTCCGCCCAGTCTGGTACTCGTGCCATCTGTTCACAGACCGACTTCACAGACATACGCCTGTCAGCTTCAATGATGATTTCATCGTGTACATGAGCAACAATAAAGCAGTGAGATAATGTCTGTAATGCGTAACAGAGAATATCCCTTGCAATTGCCTGTACAATATTCTCCACGAATTTCGGACCGTAGCTTTCCAGACGTTCCCACTTCTTATTTGTGCTGCCCTCATAGGTCACGGACTCTCCGCCGAACTTGTTTTCACCGATTCTCGGCTTCACATAGGCGAGCCGTCTGCCGCTGGGCAGTTCAATAAAGAGCATTCCGCTTTTGCAGATGAATTTGATTCCGTGAGTGGTGGTAGTGGTTTTCTCCCTGACTGCCTTTTTGACAGCACGGTCAACTGTCCACCAGAGTGCTGTGATATTCGGATTGGCATCCCTCCACGCATCCACAAGGGGCTGTAATTCGTTCTCCTGCAAGCCCATTTCAATGGCTCCCATGGATTTCAATGCACCGACCGATCCGCCATAACCGAGAGCAAGCTCGGCGATCTTACCCTTTTGACGGAGATGACCGTTCACACCATTTTTGATAACAGGCACACCGAACATCTGTGATGCGGACGCACAATAAATGTCACCGCCGTTAGCAAATACATCCAGTCGCCAATCCTCTCCTGCAAGCCACGCAATGACACGAGCCTCGATTGCGGAAAAGTCTGCCACAATGAACTTGTATCCCTTTCGGGGAACGAAGGCTGTGCGGATCAGCTGAGAAAGCGTATCGGGAACATCCTCGTAGAGCATTTCGACCTCATCATAGTAGCCGTATTTCACGGTTTCTCTCGCTTCGGTCAGGTCAATGATATGGTTCTGAGGCAGATTCTGAAGCTGAATGTGTCTGCCGGAGAACCTGCCTGTGCGTGATGCACCATAGAAACTGAACATTCCTCTTGCCCTGTGGTCGGAGCAGGCAGTCTGCTGCATTGCAGTGTACTTTTTCACAGAGGATTTTGACAGCTGCAACCGCATTTCCAGAACGGATTTCACAGGATCCTTTGCCGTCTGCAATAATCTGCGGACTTCCTGCTTGTCGAGAGAATCCGATGCATAGCCCTGTTTTTCCAGCCAGTCAAGCAACTGATAAACGGAATTGGGATTCTCCACGCCTGTAATCCTGCACATCTCCGATGACAGCTTTGCCTTTGCCTGTCTGTCAAGGGTAAGTGCCGCCTCCACCAGATCCATATCAACCGCAATGCCACGGTCGTTGATCTCCTGATCGAGATAGAACTGCTCCCAGATAGATTCCGGTGCAGGATAACCCGACAGCTTGCGGTTAATCGCCATTTCTGACTCTACATCCTGCATATTGTATTTTTTGAATGTTTCCCATTTCTCCGGTGCATCAGCAGGGGAATGGAATAGGGGGATACCGCCAACTGAATCATAAGGCACACAGAAATATCTGATCAGTGCCTTGCCCTCCGGCATCTTCTGTTCCTCCAGACGCAGCACCTTTCCAGCCTGTGCAAGTGTGGACGGCAGCCCCAGATAGCGGCAATGCACCATGGTACACTGCCAGCCCACAGGACTGAGATAATCACCGACGGTATCTTCGTCAATGCTGTAGCTGCGGAAGATCTGTGGGTAATATTCACGCAGATATTTAGACATGCATATCCGCTCGAAATTCACATTGAACGCCCTTTTGATGACGCTTTCATCCGTGAGAGCGTGCAGAATTGCAAGAGGAATCGTGTCACCGCAGGCAAGGTCATAGAGCTGTACAGCACCACCGTCAACGGAAACGCTGAACAGTGTAATTGCAAAATGCGGTGAATCCAAATAGGCGTACACACCGCATTTCTTCAGATCACGGTCGCTGCGTGTTTCTAAATCAATTGCCATTTCTTTCATTTTCATCATATCCTTAACCCGCCCAAGCATATCGCCTAACTGCCCACCCAGCTATTCAGAGATTAATCGAGGAAATCGCTGTCCTCATCGTCATTGAAATCATCCTCCGCACGGCTCTTGCCGCCGAGATGCTCTCCGTCACGGATCTTCTGCAAATTATTCAGACCGCAGGCAATTCCTCTGTTGCCGTTGGAGTTGAATGCATAGAAGTTGATGGACGCTCTGCCGTAAACGCCGCTGTACACCTCGCTGTGGTCGATGATCGGCTGACGGTCTGCATCCACAATACCGGGAGCAGTTGCAGAATTTGCGTTGATGAAGTAAGCGTTTGCATAAGCCTCATCATCGGGGCGTTCCAGATCACCGTCACGGAGGGGCGTCTTGATTGCAGACAGCTGCGGTACGGACTTTCCATTGCCCTTGAGCTTGGATGCGCCTTCCTCATATGCCGCCTGAATCGCTGCCTTGACCTTTGCAATGGTCGCTGTATCGGACTTTGGGATGATAAGGGACACGCTGAACTTGGGTGTGCCGCCATTGATTGCCTTTGCCTCCCATGCGTTGCAGTAGCTCCAGCGGGTGTCGGGACCTGTGATTACCTTTGTGGGATTTACATACTTTGCCATGTTAATTTTCCTCCTTAAAATCGTTTTCAGCCGGATTCCATGCTTTTCGTTTATCCGAAGTAGGAACCAGCGTCGGTTTGCCTGTGGGTTTGTAGAGAAATTCTCCGAGAATTTCGGTGAATTTCTTCTTGCCGAGCAGCTTAGTCATAGCCGTGATACCGAGAATCTCCGGTGCGGCATAGGGATCATATCCTGCGTTCTGCACTGCCTGTGCAACCTTTGTTTCATCGATGTACTTGCGGTTGGATTTCCCCTCCACCAGCTTGTATCCGTTCCAGACCTTGCCGGAGAGTGCCTGTGAAAGTGCGAATTCTTTTACATCGTTCGCCCATGCCACCAGTGCATCAGCCTTTTCAAGAATCGCCTCGATTTCGGCATCTTCAAGGGTATCGGCAGGTGCAAAATCATACTGTGCAAGCACAAGATTGTACTCCGCACGCTTGCGGCAGGTAGCCTTGACCTTACAGAAACGACAATGATCTCCGGCACAAAATTCGCCTTCACCCTTTGCGGCGAGTGTTGCCGTAGGTTTCAGTGTGTTTTCTGCCCAGTCAATCAGATCTGCGACAGACATTGAAAACTCACTGACATTGTCCATTCTCGGCTGAAAGATAACCATGCGAATTTCTGTGATGTCATACAGGCTGTCGAACAGCTCCAATGCACCGAGGGCATACAGCATCATCTGGGAATTGTGTTCTGCTGACACAGCTACACCTTTCCCATGCTTGTAATCACATACGGTCAGGACGTCATCTGCAACAATGACACAGTCACCAGTACCGAATCCGTCAGGAACATATCTGCTGAAATCCAGCCGCTGTTCCACCATAACAATGGGGTCGGTGTATTTTGCAATCTGTTCTGCGATGTACTCCGCATAAGCGTCCGTGCAGTCCGCCATTTCCTGATCGAAGTATTCAAGATGCTCTGTCGGATCTGCGGCATCAATGCCGAGGAGCTTGTTTACTTTGTACTCCGCAAGTTCATGTGCACAGGTGCCTTCCTTTGCGTAGTCCGTTGCCGTATCCGGAAGATCGGCGCAAAGCTTAGCAGATGGCGGACAGGCTAGCCAGCGGTGACTGGCGGATGCGGACAGCTTTGCATGGGCTCGTTCAGAATGTTTACGTGCCAAGGCTCTCCGCCTCCTTCATCAGTGCCGCATACTCGCTCTCGGGAACGCCGGACAGCTTTTCAGCACCGTGCTTCATCACAAGCTGCTTGACCTCCTCCGTGAACCCTGCACGGGACTTGTTGGCAAGCACGGCTCTGACCTCGGCGAGAGTGACAGGCTTTGCGGGCGGTTCGGGGGTGACAGGTTCGGGCTGTGGCTGTTCGTCTGCTGGGGGATAGATCTGCTCGAACTTGTCCATTTCCTTCTGTGTTGTTTGCTCTGTCAGCTTTGTCAGTGCTGTGGTCAGAGCGTTCAGTGCGTTGATGACCTCAAAGATTGGATCCATTTTTCGTTTCCTCCTTTTCCAGATTTACTGCCAGTCTTTCTGCTACGACGCTAAGTGCGAAGAGCAGTGCAATGAGTTCTTTTGTTTTTGCTTCCAATGGCATCACCACCTTCAATTGATTTGAACCTTATCAAGAGAAGCATCATTGCCCCTCATATCCCACTACAGAATCAAGTGATTTTTGGACGAAACATTTTCAAATTTTTATGCCGAATTCTTTTTCAAGCTGTTTTCTGGCTCTTTCGAGCTGTGAACGGTATGTACTTCTTTTCAGATCCAGCTGTTCCAGACACTGTCTTTCGGATAGATCTTCATCAAGCTTCATTTTTCCGATTGTAAGTGCGACAGGCAGCAGCTCTGCAAGTCTTTCAAGAATCAGCCGCATCATAAGCTGGTCAGTTACCATTTCTTCAATATCAGAGCCGTCCGAAAAATGTTCTCCATGAAGATCATTCTCATAATCAAGAGAAAGGTTGTCACCGGCAGCACTGTATTCGCAAAGAGAACAATCACCATCGCATTTCCAGAGATGTTTTCTGGGGCAGGCACACTGACCGTGATATTGCTTCTTATTTCGTATCCGTGATGTCTCACGAGTGATTTCGGAATAAACTTCTTCTGAAACCGGCATCAGTTCAACGTGATGAGGATTGTCTGCATTTCGCATTGGAACATATCTTTTCATTTCTTTTCTCCATTCGTGGGAATGGAGAGAGGAACGTTACCGCATTCC